GTGAGTTTCAAAGAGGGAACGAATCAAATCGATAAAGATCGCGACCGGCTGCGGACGCACTTGTCAGACGCGTTGGGATACCTGCTGTGGCAAGAATGCCGCGATGCGGGAAAGGTCGGGCCACGCAATTTTCCGATCGTGAGTTTTTAACGGTGGAGAGCATGGAAAACATCAACCGGGAGCATCCGGAGTACGTCGCGCGGAAGGCGATGTGGAAGCAATACAAGGATCTGTACGCCGGCGGCGAGCAGTTACGGCTGAACGCGTGCGATTACCTGGTGCGGCGTCAAAAGGAGCCGGCACCGGTGTACGAGGAGCGGCTCAGGCGGGTTTTCTACGAAAACTACGTGGGCTCGATTGTCGATTGGTACGCCGCGACACTAATGCGGCGGGAACCGATCCTGCTGTTTGAGGGAAGCGACGCGGGGGCGAAACGTTTCTATAACCTACTCTCGGACGACTGTGACCTCAAGGGGACGAACCTGCACGAGTTTTTTCGGCAGCGCTTCGTACAGGTGATGGTGTTTGGAAGCAGTTTCGTAGTAGTGGATTTCCCTAAGACTGGGGATGGAGCGCAGACGCGGGCGGAAGAGGACGCGAGCGGCAGATCAAGAGCGTATCTGACGGACTACTCGGCGGATGAAGTAATCAATTGGAACTACGACGAGGCCGGCCGGTTGGACTGGGTGGTGATCCGGACCAGTTGCCTGCAGCAATCCAAGGTAACCGACGCCAAATGGGAGAAGGAAACGCGATGGATTTACTACGATCGCGAAAACTATCAAATTTTCCGTAAGGCAGGAGAGTCGGGGGCTGCGGAGCTGGTCGACGAGGGTCGGCACGGGCTCGCCTCGCAGCGCAGGGTTCCTGTTTTCGAGATGAAAGTGTCCGAGGGCCTGTGGCTGATGAACAAGGCTGCGCTACTGCAATCGGAGCACTTCAACAAATCCAATGCACTTTCGTGGGCGTTGACGATGGGACTGTTCGCGAGTCCGGTAATTTATTCGGACAAAGAATGGAACCAGGTGATGGGGGAGAGCTACTTCATCCAGCTCGGCAAAGAAGACCGGTTCGGGTGGACGGAGCCGGAGGGAAAGGTATATCAGATAGCGGCGGATAATCTGGTTCGGTTAAAAGACGAAATTTACCGTGTCTGCTATTTGATGAACCAGGCCGGAAGCTCCAGCGGAGGGGACCTGCGGATGAGCGGCCTCAGCAAGCAAAGGGACTTCGGCGTGACACAGGAAGTACTGCGCGCGTACGGGGACATGGTGAAGGACGCCATGAAGCAGGTGCTACGGGCGATTGCGGAGGCGCGGCAGGACGAAGTCTCAATCGACGTATCGGGAATGGACGAATTCGATATCGGAGATTTCAGTAACGAACTGGACGACGCCAAGAAGCTGCTGGATTTGGGGATCGCATCAGACACCTTAAAGAAGCAGGTATTCAAGAAACTCGCGTTCAAGTATCTGTGCGACGCGCGGCAGGAGATCAAGAACCGGGTGGCCGAGGAGATTGACGCGGGTTAGGAACGCAAAGGGTTGGGAGGTATATGGAAGGCATCGACATACAAGCGATTGTGCGACAGGCGGTACAGGAGTTCGTGAACAACGAGCAGGCCAAGACAGAACCGGCACACAAGGCAGAGCTGCAAGAGGAGCGAAAACGCCGCGAACAACTGGAACGCCGGTTGAATGAACTGGTGGAAGAGAACAAGCGGAGCCGCAAGGTAGCGGCGGAAGCGGAGCGCGGCTCGGCGGTACGCGCCGAACTACAGCGTTTGGGAGTAGGCAAGATTGATCTTGCGTTCAGAGCGGTACAGGACGGGATCGTGCGGACCGAGGACGGGCGGTTAGTAGCCCGCGGCGAGGCCGGCGAGACGTCGTTGAAGGAATACCTGACCGCTTTCGTGAACGAGAATCCGGAGTTTCTCCCGGCGCGGATTGCCGGGGGTACGGGGATGACGGCCGCCCTGAAAGCTCCGGCAGCAGGCCGGGAGACGGTAGACCTGGAGCGGATTCGCCCGGGTATGAGCGCCGAGGAAATGCAGCGGGTACGAGAGGAAATCGTGCGCGTGGCGTCGCAGACCCTGAAGGGGCTGTGAAGGTAATCGAGAAAGAACCTTTTAAGGGAGAGAACGAATGGGAGCTATAACTTCGAGTAACGTCGCGAACGCGATTGTCAAACTAGTGGCGGCCGATGCATTGCCCGTCCTAGTAGGGAACCTGGTGATGGGGAACCTGGTGAATCGCGATTATGAACCTGTGTTGGCGCAAGCTGGCGACACGGTGAACGTACCGATTCCGCCGACGATGGTGGCGAACAACATCGCCGAGGGTGGAACGGTGCAGACCCAGAATCCGAGTCTGGGCAATGCGCAGATTGTTCTGAACACGCACGCGGAAGCGACATTCCAGATTCCGGACATCACCAAGGTACTGGCGGTGCCGGACCTTCTGAAGATCTACATGGAACCGGCGGTGGCAGCTATCGCACAGAAGATCGAGAGCGATCTGATGGGTCTGTACGCAGGGTTCACCGCGAACAGTCCAGTAGGCACGGCGGGCACTCCGATCACGGAAGCGACGATCGACGCGGCGGAGACGGCGTTGTTCCTGGCGAAGGTGCCGCCCAGTGAGCAGAAGTTCATGGTAGTGGACGCGGCTACCTACTCGGCGTGGCGACAGATTCCGCGATTCAGCGAATTTCAGACGGCTGGCGACGCGGGTCTGCGGTCGTTGATCGACGGCAGCGTGGGGAAGATCAAAGACTTCTTCGTGTTCCGATCGCAGTTTGTGCAGAAGACGGGCAGCACCCCGGTCACAACGCACAATATGGCGTTTACCAAGAGCGCGCTCGGGCTGGTGGTGCGGCGGCTGCCGCAGCCGTTGCCGGGAACCGGCGCCATCGCCGAGTATGCGGAACTGGGCAACTTCGGGATGAGGGTGATCATGAGCTACCAGCCGAACACGCTGGCCCAGCAGTTCACTGTGGATGTACTGTACGGCTGCGGAGTGCTGCGGAACTCGTCGGGCGTCCAGGTGAACACCTAAGATGCCGGCCCCGGCATCCTGCCCCGTGAGGGGCGGGATGCCGGGCAGGCGGGATGCCATCCCGCCGCAGGCTGCCAGCCTGCCCCACATGGCGTCGACAAAGGGTCAAACAGTCAGAAAGGAAGGCAATGGATCTACAAGCGTATTACCAGAAGATTCGCGATATGGAAACAAAGATCGCGGAGGAGTTTCCGTTGGTGGTGAGCATGGCAACCGCGGACGGAGGCAAGGGCGGAACGAAGACGGAGGTGGCGCGCCGACTCGCTGCGAAGCTGCTTGTTGAAGGTATAGTCCGCCTGGCGTCGAAAGACGAGTTGAAGGCCTACCGCGAAGGAATGGCTGAGGCACAGCGACTCGCCGAGGCGACGGCGGCAGCGGCAAAGCTCCAGCTAACGGTGCTGTCGAGCGTAGAACTTGACCGTTTGCGGACTGCTGCACGGAGTTCGAAGGACTAGGCGGCATACGATGGCTTTGTTCACGGACGGCGCGGTTGCGAACATCGAAGCTTTAAAGGGACACGACACGCAGCTACTCAATGTGGCCACGGTTGAGGATATCGACGTGACACGTAAGCTGGCGCTGGCACATGAGGAAATCTCCGTAGAGCTGGTGGGGCTGCTGGAGCAGGCGATGCAATCGGGGCGATTGGCTGCGCCACCGTCGATCGACCAGATCGTGGTAACGACGCCGCTCAAGCTCTGGCATGTTTTCCGGACATTGGAAATGGTTTACCGGGACGCTTTCAACAGTCAACTGAACGATCGCTATGGGGGTAAGCGCGATGAATACCGCGACATGGCTAAGTGGGCGTACGGGAATCTGATACAGCGTGGGCTAGGTATGGTCACAAACCCGGTGAAGCAGGCGACGACGCCGGAGCTCCGGCAATCGGCGGGCACCCTGGCGGACGGTACCTACTACGTAGCCATCACATGGACGAATGCGGTGGGCGACGAGGGAGCGAGTTCGACCCCGGCAATGATCGAGGTATCGGACGGTTCCTTCGCCGTAGAGACGCGGCCGACGGCTGATGTTGCCGGATGGAACGTCTACTGTGGCACCAGTCCGTCGAGGATGACGATCCAGAATGGACTGGCCTTGGCACCCGGACAGGCGTGGATCCAATCGGACGCAGTGTCTACGGCGGGACGTTTGGCCGGCAATGGGCAGACGGCCACTTACTGGCTGCAAGTGCCGCGAATGATACAGAGGGGTTGATGATCAACAAAATCGGGAGCGCGGCGACGGCGAAGGTAGTGCAACGCATCACGGGTCCGGGCGGAGTAAATGCAGGCCTGGGTGCGCTGACACAAGGGGAGCGGGAGTTTGCGGGGCTGATTGACAGCTCACAGGTGCGCGTACAGAACGCGGCGGCTGAGATGGCGGAGCGGGCTCTGGGGGTGAAGTACCCGGCAGTGAACGTGTACTGCGAAAAGATCGTGAACGATCTTCGGGAGAAGTTCCGCGCCTTCTCGGGGCGAGTGCAGATGGCGATCGAGCTACGGCAATCGCAAGACCGCCTGGAGGGTATTCAGGACCGTCTGGAACTCTACGTGGACGCCACAATGCAGATGTTGAATGGAAGCCGCGGCGATTGGGGCGACGGAATGTTCTTCGGCGGCGGATACGAAGTGGCGTACGGCCCGGTCAAACAGGGCGGGAAGAATTTCATGCAGGTGGCAAAGGTCACTTTCGAGATCGGAGTGAACAGAGATTAGTATGTCTTCATATATCTCATCCAACGCGAATCGATTCTACACGGCGTTGGAGAGTTCGTACGGGAGAGTGGAATCAATCACGGCTGCCAACCGAATTCCGGCGGTCAAGCTCGGAATCCAACAGAAAGTGGAGACGGGAACGCGGCGCGACAAGACGGGTAGCCGTACGTTCGCAGGTGTGCCGGCCGGGGTAAGGCGACGCACGACATTCGACCTACAGACATACTTGACCAGTTGGGACAAGGCGACCGCAGGTCCCGGATACGGTCCGCTATTCGAGGCGGCCATGGGCAGCAGTCCCCTTAGGTTTGGCGGGGGAACGGTAGCGTCGAGCACGACAACGGGACGGTTGGGGTTCGGAGGGCCGCATGGACTGACAGCGGGCCAAGCTGTCTGCTCAGGCGGCGAGATCCGGTTCGTAGCGGCGATTGTAGACGCGCAGACAGTGCAACTCAATGCGCCATTTCTGACGCTGCCTGCGGCGGGAGTGTCGATCAGTGCGACGGTCACGTATGCTCCAACAACGGAATTAAAGAGCGTGAGCATCTTCGATTATTGGAGTCCAACGACAGCGGTGCAGCGCGTGCTTTACGGGACGGGCGTGGACCAAATGGAGATTCTGGTAAACGGGGATTATCACGAATTCCATTTCAGCGGCATGGCGAAGGACGTGATAGACAGCTCCAGCTTCGAGACCGGCGCGGCGCAGTTAACAACCATTCCGGCGGAGCCGGCGTTGACAGCGTTCGATTACTCCATTGTGCCGGGGCACCTGGGGCAGGCCTGGCTGGGGACGGGGCCATCGCGCTTCTGCACGATCACTAAGGCGACGATCGCGATAAAGAATTCACTAGACACGAGGGACCGCGAATTCGGGCCGTGCGGGGCACGGGCGATCTCACCGGGGCAGCGGATCGTGACGGCAGCATTCGACCTCTATACACGGGATGACGATGCCACGAACGAGTTGTACCAGGCGGCGCGACAGCAATCGCCAATCAGCGTCATGTTTCAACTGGGCGAGACCGACGGACAGTTGATGGGCGTGTATCTGAAGAGCGTCGTTCCGGAGGTACCGGAGTTCGACGACGGAGAAAACAGGCTTCAGTGGCGATTCCGGGCGTCACGGGCACAGGGGACGGTTGACGATGAAATTTCCGTTGCGTTCGGATAAGGGCAAGGTGGCGAAAGCGGCTACCGTTGCCGGATACACCAGCGAGGTTATGGTGAAATCGCGGGCTGTTCCGGGAGTCACATTCACGATCACAAAAATGTCGTTCGGGCGACGCATGGAATTGATGCGGCTCGTTCGGGAGTTGGCGGGGCGGACGACGTTTCTGGCAGCTAGCGGGGATGCCGGCGACAAGATGGATGCGGCACTGTTACAGGCCGAAATAGAGCGGGCCTATGTGATGTGGGGAGTGAAGGCGGTCGACGGGCTAACCGTGGATGGAATAGTGGCGGGCCCGGAAGTGCTGGCAGCAGGAGGGCCCGAGGAACTGTTCCAGGAGGCCCTGGCGGCAGTGCGAAGAGAGACCGGGCTGAGCGAAGAAGAAAGAAAAAACTCCTAGTCGCCTTCCATTTTCAGTTTTCCAACCAGGCCAGTTGGGAGTGCGACGCGTGCCGGAGGTACGGCCTGGAGATCCGCCGTCGCTGCGGCTGGCTGGGTCTGCCGCCCGACGGCAAGGCCCCGCCGGTCTGGGCGCGGAATACTGTGGCAATCGAAAGTTGCCCTAAGTCTTACATCACCGCAGAGAGCGAAGAACTGTTGGAGGACTTTCTGGTGCGACGCCGACTCGGAGGGATGACCTTTGACGAGTTGAGCGCCCGACAGGTGGAGGGTTTCCTGATTCTGGAGCAGGCGCTGGCCGCGGAATCGGTACGGGATCAGAACCGGCCGAGAATGCAGGCGTTTTGAGGCAAGAACAAACATGGCGAGCACAACACAAGACGAACTCTATCAGACGTTTCTGGCGGTGTCAGGACAACAGGCGCCGACGATTGAGAATGCAACATTGATGCTGGTCGACGTGATCGCACAGATTGGCGAACTACGAAGCAGTCTGCCGGTCCCGGGAGCGGCGAGCACTTTGCGGGCTGCGGGCACGACGGCAGAAGGCAGCGGAAGCACATTGGGGGGTATCGCCTCCACGGTGCTCAAGAGCGGGTTCGGATTGGCGCCACTGATCAGCGGGCTCGTCGGTCTCTTTGGCGGCGGAGATGCGGCGGCGCCACCGGCGCTGGTGAAGTATGCAATGCCGGCGGCAGTAGATTTTCGGGCCTCAGAGAGCGGGGGCCGAATCACCAATATGGACTACGACCAAATGGGGTTGCCACGAGGCTTTTCAGGCATGACAAACGGAGGGGCGAGTGCCGCTGCAAATGCCGCGCCGCAGATCACCGTGAACGTGCAGGCGATGGACGCGCGTTCATTCCTAGACCGGAGTAACGACATTGCATTGGCAGTACGGGACGCGATGCTCAATATGAACGCGATCAACGACGTAGTAAACGAGCTTTGATATGGTCAGTTTCCCTAAATTGAAATCCAGCGCGATCGTGCAATATCCGGTGACGCGGCGGGAGCAGTTTCAAAATCAGACGGTGCGCTTCGTGGATGGAAGCCAGCAGCGGTATCGCGACTCGGGCACGGCACGGCTGGAGTGGGATATACAACTGAGTCTGTTGGACGAGGGTGAACTGGCAGCGATCGAGGAGTTCTTTCTTGCCAGACAGGGGTCGTTCGGCACTTTCTCATTTACTGACCCGGGGGACGGACGAGTTTATGACAACTGCAGCGTAGCAGCCGACGACCTGGCGCTTCTCACCGAGGCGGAGATGCGAGGAAGCACAAAATTAACGGTGGTGCGAAACGTCTAAAGCCATGCATGTATATCCACAACTCGGAAGCGGTGCACTGAGCCAGTATCCCGTGCAAAAGATACGGCGGGCACGAACTGTAGTCAATCGGGCGGCCGATGGCAGCACGATAAAGTTGGCTGACCCAGCAGCGGAGGTTACGGAATGGCGATTGAACTACGTGGACCTCTGTGACGAGGAAGCAGAGGCAATACGGACATTCTTCGAGGCAATGGAAGGCACTCTGAACGGGTTCACATTCCTGGATCCGGGAGGCAACCTTCTGGCTTGGAGCGGACAGCTGGACAATGCAGCGTGGCAGGCAGATCCGCTATTAAACCTAACGGAAGCAATCACCGATCCGTTGGGAACCTTCCGCGCGTGGCGACTCACAAATAGCGGTGGAGCGGAGCAGGCGGCCGGGCAAACGCTGGCGGCGGCCGGAGAATACCAATACTGTCTGAGCGCGTACGTAAGGGCTGCGACGGCGACCAGTGTGACATTGACCATAGGCAGCCAGGCGGTTCAAAGGCCAGTGACGACCCAATGGACACGCATCGCGTGGACCTGTAACGGGGACGCAGAAGGGACCTCGGTCCGATTCGCGATCGGTATCCGGGCGGGCGACGTCGTGGACGTATACGGGGTTCAGGCGGAAGCGCAGGGCGCACCGTCGACCTACAAAGACAGCTCACGGGGTGGAGTCTACGAAGATTCGCACCTGGCTGAAGATGTACTGGCGATTACGACCACCGATATAAATCGCCATTCCTGCAAGTTAAAGGTCATGCATGCAAACCATCTTTGAACTAAAGGAGCAAGCCGTCACGGACACACCGCTGCTGGTGTTCGACTGCCAACTATCCAACGGACAAACGGAGCGCTGGAGTACGCACGCAGTGCAGGTGGAAGAAGCGACCTACGCTGCGAGAGTACTTCGCCACAATGTCTTCGAACTACAGGCATCGTCCGATCAAGGGGTCGACGGCGTACCACGAATTTCGCTGGTATTGGCAAACGCGGACTCGCATTGTTCGCAGATCGAACGCACGGTCGGGTGGAAAGGCGCCAGGCTAACGGCCGCTTTGGTGTTTTACGATTTACGGAACGGCGCGGCGCTCACGCAGCGATCCGTGCTTTTTCAGGGGATTTGTAATCCTCCCGACGAGATTCTGGAGGCGACGTTCCGCATCACTGCGACGAACCGGATGAACCTGCAGCGATTGCTGCTGCCGCAGGTGCGGATTCAGCGACGCTGTCCATGGGAATTTCCGGGCGACGAATCGAAGCGCGAGGAAGCGGTGGACGGCGGCACGAGCGGAAAGTATTCGCGCTATTACCGCTGCGGGTACTCGGCAGGTGTAGCAGGCGGAACGGGAGCACTGGAGGGCAGCGACGCTTTCGTCGCGTGTGGACATACGAAATCGGACTGCGAAGCTCGTGGGATGTTCTGCAACTTCGGAGGAATCGAATTTGTGCCGCCGGCGATTTCCGTGCGGACCTACGGAGACAAGAGCGCACACACGTCAGCCGTTGCAGTAAATGAGGCGAGGTATAACGACTTCGTTCCGATGATATATGGCACGGCGTGGTATCAGCCTCCCGTCGTATTCGCCCGCAATGACGGCAATCTGACGCGTATGGAAGTACTGCTTGGGTTGGGCGAGATGCAGGGAATCCTGAAGGTCCTCGTGAACGGGGTGGAGATTCCAGCGGGAGTCAACGGGACCAATATGACCGGCACCGGCTGGTATAACATTCCAACCCTGGGCACGCGT